AAAAGAAATTAGAAAAAAAAGTGGATATCGAGTTACGCCTCCTTTAAAAGCAAGTGGCAATTTATATAACAGTATTAAATCTAATGAAAAAGGATTGGAAATATTAAAGTATGGTACATTTCATCAGTCTGGATTTATTACTTCACCTAAGTCTATGATTCCTAATAAAGTAGTGCCAGCTAGACCATTTATTGAGCCTACTAAGAATGGATTTAAAAAAATACTTGATAACTTTTATAAAAAGTCAAAAGAGAAGCTTAGAAGAAAAACTCCTCTTGTATTAGAGACATAGATAGGGATATTTTATGGCAGAACAAGACAATAGGAAATTAGATGACAAAGACAGAGAAATATTATTACTCGCTGCTCTTGGATTATCTTACGACATCAGAATCTTCAATGAACGACTTAATCAAGAGATTGAACGTCTTGGAAGAAATGGTGCTAGTGAACAATCAATTATTAGAACTCTTGACTCCGATCTCACCACCAAAGGGAGAGTTTTTGGAGAATTGCGGAACTCAATTAAACGAGGAGTTGTTGGAGCAATTAATCAAGCGTTTCGGAGGTCTGGAGACATGGGGAGAAAGTTAAAGTGGGTTGCTATCTCTAAAAATATTTGCCCTGACTGTAAAGTAAGAGCTGGTGAAGTAGATACTTGGGAAAACTGGGAAGCTAGGGGAATGCCTGGTTCTGGATTTAGTGTATGTAAAGAATTTTGTTACTGTCAGTTAGTACCTGAAGATTTAGATGTTGAAGATAAACTTAAGTTATGAAAAAATTTAGTATCGTTACTTGGATTTGTACTTCCTGTCACTGGGCTTGGAATACATTAAGTACTATCGTAGAGGATAGTGATCAATGTCCTAACTGTAACTCTTTATATACTGCCAAGGTAAAACGTTTAAAAAGATAATGCCACTAGGATTATACGCCATCTTTTATTTATTTATATGTAATATATATATAGTATATATATATGCATCGCATACTGGAGTAGTGGAAAGTGCCTTAAAACACTCCTATTTAACGAATATGGCAAAATATTACCCTTTATTTCGCCTAGTGGCTTCCTCTTTAGCGATAACTTTATCTTGCCACGCTTTTTTTTGAGCTGGGGTAGGTCTTCCATGACCAAGTGTAGCAATTCCTACAGCTTTGGCTCTTTTTTTCCATTTGGCAGCTTCCCTTCTTTTTTTCAATTGAATTTGTTTAGCTCTAAGGTTTTTTAGTTGCTGTCTTTTAGTGGGTTGTTGAGTTTTTTTGGGTACAATTGGTCTTTGTGGCATTACTTGAATATCCGTTACATCTTCGTAATCTGCATCTACTGCATCCACCTCTTTACTGCCTTCATTAGACTTCAAAAACTTTTCAAATGGACTCTGATGGTTGGCTACTTCGACACGCTTTATTAACTTGCCAGAGTGTTCGAGAACTAGCCTTCCAGCTTGCACATTACCAGCCTCTGCTTCTCGTATCATAGAGTTTAAAACTCCTGGCAATTTAGAGCCAAACGATACCATATATCTCTGATAAAACACCTCTACGAACTCGGGGTCTTTTAACCACAAAAATACAGTATTTCTAGTCACTCCAGCTTCTTTTGCTACATCAACTACCTTTGCTCCAGGGTTAGATACTAGCACTTCAATTGCCCTTACTTTCTCTGGTTTCCATTTATCGGGTAAAGTTATACTCATACAACGCCTTTTCTTAGTTATGGTATATTTTACAGAGTTTATAGACTATAATACAATAGGTATTTAACCTAAATCCTAATATGGCAAATCTACTAGTACAGAGTAATAAGTAATAACACTCATTATCCGTTTTAGGATAATCAAGGTCTTTCTTTTGGATTTTTTTTAAAATTGAGGGCTAAGTGTTTAATAAACTTTATTTTACGAGGAACGGGGGTACAGAAACTCTAAATGGTAGTCATACGCCCTATAGGGTAGTCATTCAGCAGCTACCATGGTAGTTGAATGGTAGTTGAGGTCTAAAATGGTAGCTGTAACAAATTGAGATGCTCCAGGTTGAGACGTTGCATATTGTTACATGTATAAAGATGTGACATGTTGGTATAACAGAAATATACACTCATTCAAATAAGCCCAAATTAAACGAATGCGAATCGATCTATTAACCAAGGTATAGACCCACCTTAAAAAAGAGATCTAAAGGATTAGATAGGTACTAATAACATTAAATATTTAGATAGTCAATAGTAAACTTTAAATATGATAAAATAATTTTTAAATTTGTTTTAGTTTTGTCGAGAGTAAACTCTCATAATGCTATCATATCAGAGGTTTTATTGGTTTTTAATGTTGTTATAGCTTCAAGGTATTAAACAAGCATATGGATAGTAAATTAAGCTTCTATGGTGGTCTTCTTTTGTTCTTGTCTTAATAGTAAAATATTAGTTTAATTAATTGGGTTTAAGTGCGAAATTTTTTAAATATTACTTGAATATGAACTTATTAAGTTTTAGAATTAATCAATCATTAAATAAAGGAATTAAGAAATTGAAAAATAAATATATAAAAAAACTATTACTAATGAGGGAGGGAACAATTGAAGGTTTATTAATTGTTAATCCGAATAATGTTCAAAATGATTTAGAAAAATATTTTAAATATAGTTTTACACCTAATGAAGCTGATATTAAAAGAACTAATATAGATATATATGAAGACTTTAGCATTGAAATAAACTATGATCAATGGGAAAGTGCTTGGGAAATAACAATATTCGGACAAGATGCAACAATCTTTTTTCAAGCTTTTGATTTAACCCGAATGAAACAAACTAAAATTAACTAATAAAAGGCAAGAACATGACCAAAACAAAACAAGCAAAAAGGCTCAAAAGACAAAAAGCAAAAAGGAAAGTATTAAACATGAGAAGAAATGGTTTACCTTATGCAAAAAAAATAGAATTAGCAAAAAGAAAAAACAAATCTAAATAATATAAAGCCCCTATTTTTTAAGCCCCTTCAATGGGGCTTTTTGGGTATAAAAACAAAAGGAAAATTATGAACAAAGCAGAAGCTAAATTAATTATAGGGAGTGACTTATCAAATACAAGTAAAATGCCCTCAAAAAGTTTTAATTTAAGTGCATTAGATTGTATCACGGGAGCAAAATTAGTAAATGTAAAAAATAGTGTTTGCAATGGTTGTTACGCTTTAAAGGGTAACTATGCAAGATACAAATTGACCGATAAATTAAAGCCTAAGACAGAAAAAATAAATAATTCTCAATGGGTTGAAGCAATGACATACTTAATTAAAAACCAAGGTAACCAAAAAGATAATAAATTTTTTAGATGGCATGATAGTGGAGATTTACAAAGTATAGACCACTTAAAAAAGATAGTTCAAATTTGTAAAAATACACCAAATATAAAGCATTGGTTACCAACTAGAGAATATAAAATAGTAAATTCATATTTAATTAATTTTGGTGCTTTGCCTAAAAATTTAGTTATTAGGTTGTCTAGTCATATGATTGACCAAAAGCCACCAAGTTTAAAAGGTTTAAATACTTCAACAGTTCATAAAATTAAAAAAGCTTTTGGTGTTGAGTGTCAAAGCTATAAAAATAATAATGAATGTGGAGATTGTCGCTTATGTTGGAATAGTGATATAAAAAATATTTCTTACAAATATCATTAAATAAAAAGGATAAATAAAAAAATGAATAATGAAATATTAATAGCAATTTTACTTGTATCATTAATTATTAGCAATTTATTAAAGTCTAAAAAAATTGATAAATTAGAAAGAAAAATTGTTTCTTTAGAATTAAAGAATAAATGGTTAATCAAATTAAAAAAACAATATTAAAAAACAATCAAATAATTAAAGCCCCGTTTTGGGGCTTTTTTTGTTTATAGTCTTAATTGATAAGGTTGTTTTCTTGGTCGATATGGTACGATATAGGCTCAAAATACTTGATTTAAGGAGGTTTTTTAGTTTAGGCAGCATAGACCCCACCTGGAAAATAATCTGTCTTTAAATCAAAGATTTGAAATATTAGAATTTGTAACATTTTGAGAGTATTAATTTGTTACAATTGAAAAAAATAATTTGATTTTTTGAAAATTTAGTGATATTTTACCCTATTTTTATAAATGTGATTTATAATTTGACTTTATAATTTAGGTTTATATTTTGACTTATAACTTTTTTCTCCTCGATAAGTCAAACAATATCAAAATATAACTTGACACTTTTATAAATTGGTTTATAAATTTTGGAAACGAAAAAAGGAGTTTTACAATGGCAATGCCAAATAAAGTAACAAAAAAGGAATGTATGAAAGCAATTGACTATCTTTATACAAATGGATTTACAGAAGAAATGACTTCAGATAAAAAGTACTTTACTGAAATCCTATTGAAGAAAGTTGCTAATGATTATAATATAAAATTAGAGGGTATATAATGGATTTAGATAATAAAATGGATTTATTAACGAAGCAACAAATAACGATAGCTAATTGGATAAATAACTTAGACTCTCACAATAATCGTGCAAGAGAAATATTATGGTTAGTTAAAAAAGTTGTTCAAGAATCTCAAGATATAGAAAACTATGGTTTTGACGAATTGTTTAATGAAAAAACAGATGTAATTAATGGTTGTACTACTTATAATATTAAGGAGGTTTCATAATGGATGTATCTTTAGGTGATTTATATTTAGACCTTAGAATTTTAGGCAACCCCAAAGATAAATGTATTCAGATTATAATGGATGCAGTTACTATGGGAATGTGGGCTTCTTGGGATAAAGATAAGATAGAAGATTATAAACTAATATTAAAGGATAAAATCGAGGAGCAACTTAATGAGAATGAATAGACAAGTAAACACAGTAAAGGGTAAGGTTAAATCTAATTGTGCGAATTGTGAAACCAATTTTAAATGTTTAGGTATTGTGTTTAAGAAACAACCTACATTAGATAAGGTTCTTATAAATCAAGTGATCGATTCTAAGATAGCAGATAAACCTTGCCAAGTAATAAATAATAAAGATTGTGATTATTATAATAATTATGTCAAACCTATAAT